GTTGACTGATTTATGTCCGAAATTGACGTTGGGTATTCAGAGGATGAATTTAAACACAAGAACGTGTTTAGTGGGGATTGAGCTCATAGTTCGCAAAATTTAATAGATATGGCTACTCCAAAGGAGAAGACATACTCACGTTATGAAATTATGGAGGGATATTTAAGTCGAGTTGGTATAGACCTAAGGTTACCGTACGTGGGTAAAGTATACCCTGTACACATCCATAATCTAGACGTTAATCCTAAAGCGTTTCCTGGTTTCTCCACTAGCAGGAAGATTGCTAAATATAGAAAAGATAGTAGTGCATACACTAAGGATTATGCGTATAAATATGCACAACATATTATGTCGAGCGAGCGCCAGATTTTAGATACTTCCGTTATAACTGTTGGTGGTCGTGAGAAACGGTCTACTTATAACATAGATGAGAAAGGTAAGAACGCTAAAACTAGGATAACATGTATGGGTGAGGATATACCTACCCTAATATCCCAGTTGTTAGTCAACCCAATAACTAATTGTACACCTGAAATCCCTGACCACTTTTCTCAACTAGCAAAAGTGTACGGCGAAGGTAACATACACCGGATGTTAGAGTCCATGAAACCTACCTCATGGCAAGACGTCATAGCCGATTTGGATTTTAGCGGACATGATAATAACGTTAGTGAATGCCAAATAGTTGCTGGATTTGCGCTAATACGGTTATGCTTTGAAGAATCAGAGGAGATAGATAGATTATTCTATTATTCAATGAGTTCTATGATTTATAAGAGATTAGTATTACCGGATAGTAATATGGTATACCAGATTAATAAAGGTATATCGTCCGGTCACGGATTTACGTCCCTTATGACGACCATATGTTCATATGGTACGCTTGCAACATCCATATTTCGTTGTGTAGATAAAAGTTATTATTCCTTAGCTGAACGCAATGCACTCTTAAACACGTCTCGTATCTTGAATGCTGGTGATGATGTTAATATGCGTATTAACTCTGCTTTAGTACTTCCTATCTATGAAGACGTTATCCAAAATTCTGGTCATAAGATAGACGACATACGGAATAATGGATACTACCAGAGTAATAATGTATTATCACGCGTTACGCTATTTAAGAAGCAATTTCAAGACTTTTCGTGAAACGAATCAGAATTATTTACTAATATGGTACATCCTACTACGGCGACTAGGAACTTCGGCTTACGTGCAGAAAATCTTAAAGTATTACTATACCAATCACCTATGAATAATAGATTTAATAACGTTCTCATCGTATTAATATTAACGTATTTATTATCTGGTAGAGGATATAGTGCTCGAGATATCATGTATGCACAACGAGACGGCAGGATACTAGGAATTCAGAAGCTATTTGATCACTGCAATAGTTTAGGTTTATACCGCAATGATTTTATAGATAATTTATTAACGCTGGACTACGGTTCGTTTAAAACATATCTTCCACCTACACAATGTACTATTAACTTAAAGGGACAGAAAAGTATGAATTGAGGTAATGTCGAGGTATCTATGGATATGTATATTAAAGATCAACTACGTTCCATGAAG